AATAACTTAAGCTATCTAACCCCAGAAACTCTAGGAGTTGTTAATCAACCTTTAGGACACGTAACAGGCAGTAAATCCATAGGAGGAAACTTCACTTGTTACTTAGATAGCGCAGGCGCTACATCAAGTGCAGAACTTTACGAAGATCTCGTAGAGGCAACTACTGATATTCAAAACTCATTTGACTTAAGCTTTGATATTGGTGGAAGCGGAACTCCGCATTGTATAATTACAATGCCTTACGCTCACTTAGAAGTGCCTTCTCATTCAATTGAAGAAGTAATTTCAATGGAAACTAATTTCCATGCGTTACCAAGCACCTTTGACGCTACGGATGAAATCTCAGCATTTCAATTTGTAGGAAAGGACGTTAACGCGTAACCAAAATAGTGTATTAAGGCGGTTACCCGCCGCCTTGATACTTTTTACTAACCCTTAAATAAGGAACCAGCATGAACGAACAAACACAAACAGTACAACCTGTATCATTATCGACTTTACTTACACCAAGTAAAACTGTTACTGTAGACTATCCTGAGTTTGAAGGCTTTAGTCTTCAATTAACTTATCTCGCAAGAGAAGAGTTAATGAAACTTAGAAATAGAACTTTAAAACAGAAATTTAATAAGAAAACTCGTGCCTTTGAAGAATCAATGGACGAAGATTTATTTCTTACTGAGTATGTAAAAGCGGTAATCAAGGGCTGGACTGGATTAAAATATGAATATGTATCACAATTACTTTTAATTGATACTAGCACAGTTAGTTTAGAAGATGAATTAGCTTATAGTCAAGAAAACGCAGAAATTCTTATGAAAAATTCTGCAGATTTTGATACATGGATAACAGAAGTAGTAGGTGACCTCGAAAATTTTACTACAGACAAGTAGACTACATTGTTAGTTTGCTTGAAAAACAAATAGGAGGTCTTCCATATAAAAATGTAGAGGAATACTACAAAATTATGGAAAACATGAAAAAAGACCCTAACCCAGATACTATAAAATTATTAGAAGGGACAATATTTCCCTTAGAAGTAGTAAATGCTTTTATGTTGCATAACTTACTACCAGATATTTGGGACGGAGCAGGAGGTAATTACTTAGGTAAAGACTGGAGCGCTTTAGGGTCTCTTTTAACAGTATTAAACATAAACGAACCAAAAGAAGTTGTAACTTTTCTCAGATATGTAGATGGATTTACAACAAAGTTTAAAAACGAAGAAATGGCTAAAGACCGAAAAAGGTCAGAAAGCCGAGCCCCTACCGGACAGGGGAAAGGTATATCAGTAAATGGCTAAAAATCAAGCTAAGGCGACTATAAAGATAGATGACGAAGGCAGTCTGAAAAAAGTCGGTAACGACGCCAAAAAAACAGGTAAAGACTTAGATAAAGCAGGTAAAGGTGCTCATTCTATGGACAGAAGGCTCAAAGGAGCCGCACAAGCATCATCTAATTCTACGAAAAACTTTTCTAAGATGTCTCAAGGGATATCTGGAGGGCTTGTCCCCGCCTATGCAACATTAGCAGCATCACTATTTGCTGTAGACGCCGCCTTTAGAGCTCTTAAAAGAGCTTCTGACCTCCGTGTCCAACAACAAGGTATGGTTGCCTATGGGCAAGCTACTGGTCTTGCATTAAAAACAATGACCAGGAACTTACAAGATGCCACAAAAGGGCAACTCGACTTTAAACAAGCTGCAGAGTCTGTGGCTATTGCAGCTTCTGCAGGTTTCTCAGGTGAACAAATAACAGCAATTGGTGCAGCCGCAACCAAAGCCTCAATTACATTAGGTAGAGACTTCGCAGACTCATATCAAAGAATGATAAAAGGTATTACAAAAGCGGAACCAGAACTTTTAGACGAATTAGGTATTATACTTAGACTAGATGATGCTATGTCAAAACATAGTACTATTATTGGTAAATCAGCAGAAGATTTTACGGCCTTCGAAAGGCAGACTGCTGTATTAAATGAAGTAATGAGACAAACCGAAGAAAAATTTGGAGCTGTTGGAGATGCTATTCCTGTGAATGTAATGGGTCAATTAGGCACTAAATTTACAGAAATAACAGATTCTTTCTTAGAAGGTATAGCTCCAATAGCAGAATTCTTTGGAAGTGTGCTTGTAAATAATACTGGAGCAGCAGTAGCTGCTTTAGGTGTGTTTGCAGCGTCTATACTTAAACAGGTGATACCATCTGCAGAAGCAATGACATTAAAGATGCAGGAAGCTGCACTTGCAAGAAAAGCAGCCTTTGGAGACCTAAAAGGAGCTGGAGGAGCATTTGTAAGTGGTATAAAGGGAGCATATTCCTCAGCAACAGCGACAAAGTCAGCTCAAGGACTAGCAGGAGGTGCTTTAAAGGATGTAAAATCTAAAGGACTCTCTCAATTAAGGTCTGGAGGAACACTATCTGGATCCCAAAAAGGAGGTCTTACAAGAGCTCTAAAACTGGCAGAAAAGCAGTACGCACAACATGGTGCGGTTGTTACTGGAATGTTTAAAGGAAAGGATGCAGCAACACTTAAAAGCTTAAGATTAACACTGACTGCAATGGACGGCGGTTGGAAAGGCTTCGTAGCAAAAACCCGTTTAGGAACAGGGCAACTTGTTTCTACTTTTAAAATAGGTACTAATGCGATGAAAGCCATATGGAAAGTAACAACTACTCAAATGTCTGCTATGGCAGCTAGAATGGGTAGAGCTATGAACAGAGCTCTTGGTATTATAGGTTGGATAGGCATGATATTCATGGCTAAAGATGCTATAATAGGTATGTGGGAAAGCTTAGATAAGATACTAATGAAAATTGGTCAAACTATGGCGAGAGTAGGAAAATGGCTCTCAGATGTTACAGGTGGAAGACTTGGAGGAAACTTACAGGCTTGGGGGGAAGAGACAGAAAAGAAAGGCAAGGGAATGCAAGAGGAGTACGAAGCAAAAAGAAATGCAAGAAAGAGAATTAACTTCGTAAAAGGAGAGACAGACAGAATTAAACAAATGCGAGAAGAAGCGGGTGTAATAGCCGCAGGTACTACGGGAGGAACTCATAAAGCTTCACAATTATTAGGAGACCTTGGAGGAGGTTCTTCTGTACGAAGTATGGCAGCATTAGCAGACAAGGACTATTCCCCAGAACAAATTAAAAAAATTGCAGACGAACAAAAAGAACATTTTAAAGTAATGGCATCATTAGACCCTGCTTATCAAGGGGTACTTGACAAACTAAACGCAGGAGAATGGAAAGAAGCAGGAGACTTAGCGGATAAAATTACAAAAAAACACAGTAGTCATACAAAAGCACTAAAAGATCTTAGATCCCAGCAGGAAGGATTCAATAAACTGATAGCAGAAGCGGTATTAAAAAATAAAGCTATGACTGAATTTGGACAATCAGTTGTAAATATACAAAAATCGATGAGTAGTATGGCTAATAATAACGATAGCTATGAAACTATGAGAACAACACTCCTAAATATGTACGGACCAGAGGCCATAAAAGGCGTAACAGATTATGCCTCAGCACTAGCTTTTATTAATAAAGAAGTTACAGATATGGAAGCGAACTTACTCGCCGCATCAAATGCTCAACTTAATTTCGCTCAAGCAAAAATGGGAGTAGCTGGAGCAGCGGGTGGGCCTGGTGTAGTTGGAGATTACTGGAAGAAACAATCTCAAACAGCAGGAGCCTTTGCCGCATCAACAGCAGCTCGTGCAGCGTGGGATACAAACGCCGCACAACGAACAAAAGAACTTGAACAAGCAGGGCCAGAGGGCTCATCAGGGTACGCCACAATGAAGGACAAGCACGATGCTGCGGAACTTCATGTACTAACTCTTGAAAAAACAAGTGAAAGAACAAAAATGTTAAATTCAGACTTAGGGGAACTTGCTATGGCTGGTACCAACGCATTTGCAGATAGCATGCAATCAGGACTAGAAGGAGTTATAACAGGAACTAAAAGTTTAAGTGATGCTTTTAAGGATATGGCAAAAAGTATACTTGCATCTTTAGCTAAAGTTATTGCTAAGCAGCTAATGATGAGAATGTTAATGGGTGCTTTTGGTGGCACCTCTTTTGGCACGGATTTTCTAGGACTTCCGGGAGCAGACACAAGATATGGAGGAATACAAAGTCCCCCAGGATACCGTTCTTATAGAACCGGAGCAGTTGCTTCAGGCCCTAATTCAGGGTATGCTGCAACACTACACGGTACAGAAGCCGTCGTACCTCTAGGAAATGACAGGTCAATACCTGTTAAAATGAAAGGTGGAGCAGGATCAACAAATAATACAAATGTAACAGTAAATGTCGCACAAGATGGACAAAGCAGTACTTCAATAACAGGAGAAAGTAGAGGGGCCGCTCTAGGGCAAGTTATTGCAAATGCTATTGATGAAAGACTACAAGATGAACAAAGGCCGGGCGGAATGCTAAACCCAGGAGGATAATATGGCAACAGGATTAACACAATCAAATGGGAGTAATATAACAGGTTTCAGTGCTGCGGTGATGCCCGACAAAGGGTTTACTGTTGCTGATAAAACCAGAATATATACTACTGCTTTTGGGGATGGATATGAACAAAGAGTAGCAAACGGTATTAATGCTATCGACCAAAGTTTTAGTTTAAACTTCAAAACAAGACCAAAAGCAGAAATAGATGATTTAGTAACTTTCTTCACAGGACTAGCAGGGGTTGACCTATGTAGATTTACCTATGCTGATAGTAACGCAGGTGGAAGTGAGACTGCAATCAAAGCTACCGCTGCAACTTGGACAAAAACTTATGATTACGGAGACTACTATAGTCTATCTGTAACATTAAAAAGAGTATATGAGCCATGACGACAGATTCCATAATCCAAGATGTACAATCTCTTGCTGTTTCATCAGGAATAGTAGAGTTATATGAGCTTCAAGTAACAGAATCCCCTGATACATATTTATATTTTACAAATATGTATTATGATGCTAGTTCTAGCACTAAAATAACTATGCGAGATAGAGATGGTACAGATGTAAGAACTTATGAGCCTATCCCTGCGTCTTTGTCAGGACTTAACTTTAAAGCAGGCGGACCCATGCCTCAACCCAAACTACGAATCGCTAATGTACTTAAAACAGGTTCAAGTAGCATTAAAGGAGCTTTAGACGATGCTTCATTTGAAGATATTCTTGGAATGAAATTTTATAGAAGAAGAACTTTAAAAAAGTATCTCTACAATGTTGATACATCAAGTGATCCAGGAGTTGAATTTCCAGCTGATATGTATTATCTTGATAGAATTGAAGCAGAAACACCTACTGAAGTTTCATTTGTACTGACCTCTCCTTTTGATCTATCAGGAGTTCATTTACCCAGAAGAACAATTATTGGTAATATGTGCCCTTGGGAGTACCAAGGAGCAGGAGATCACTTAGATGTTTGGGAGCGAAAAGGCGGCTGCACATGGAACGAGGAGAGTAAAATAAGTATAGAAGGAGTAGAGTATAGAGCTTTTGTAAATTCAGAAGATGAGTATATTGTTCCATCAAGCACTTCTTTTACTACTGATCCTGGATCAGGCACAAGAACATTAGATTTATACTATAAAACAACTACAACAAGTTTAACAAAAATAGCCGCAGGAGGCTCACAAACATCAGGGGGAACAGTTACTCAATATTGGCAAGCAGCCGCAGGAAACACTTCAGTTCCAGCAGACAATAGTTCAGATTGGGATAGAGTAAGAGTATATACTGCATATAGTATGGCTAATGCTGTCAATGTATATACAGAAAGTAAACACAACTCTTATGTACTTGATGGCTCTATAGAAAGTATATCAATTTCTAATGGTGGGAGTGGTTACACAAGCGCCCCCACAGTTACCATTGACGCTCCAGATATTGGCACTACAAATGGTGTACAAGCAACAGGTACTGCAATAATTTCAAATGGAGCAGTAACAGCAATCTCCATAGAAAATGTTGGGCACGGATACGTCGAAGGAGAAACCGTTTCAGTATCTTTTTCAGGAGGCGGAGGCTCTTCAGCAGCGGCTACAAATCCTACTGTGGTAACTAGACTATGGCAGGCAAGAAGGGAAAGTCAATCAGGAACTACAAATAGAGTACAACCAGGTTTTAATTCTTATTGGTCAAGGGGTGATATTTGTGGTAAAAGAATTACTTCTTGTAAGAAAAGATTCGGATATAATCCTATAGCAACTTTAGCGTATGATGGACAAAGTGCGAATTTCACTGCAGGCAAGCAACTAACAGGAGGAACTAGTAAAGCTACTGCAACTATAGTTACTGATACCGATGGGGGCTCCACAGGAACTTTAACATTATCAAATGTAACAGGAGTATTTCAAAATAATGAAACAATAACAGATGATAATAGTAGTCCTGGATCAGCAACAGTAAATGGAACTCTAGGTGGAGCAATTAATAGTAGAGGAAAGTCAACATTAAGAACCTTAGACTCAGGACCGGGCCTTCCTCATGGTGGATTTCCAACAGCAAGAAGAATGGGCAAATAATGATAGAAAAGCATTTAACAGATATACTCAATTACTTTGAAAAAGAATACCCAAAAGAGGGGTGTGGAGTGATTGGAAGTAAAAACGGAGAAACTACTTGGTACCCTTGCGGAAACCAAGCAGAAGATCCAGAAGAAGGATTTGAGTTAAATTCAAAAGATTATTTACAAGCTATACTCGCTTCAGATGAAATAGAAGCAGTAATACATAGTCACCCTGACTATAGACCTGATCCAAGTGATCATGATATTAGCACTTGTAATTTTTTGAATTTACCTTATTATATAATAAGTATACCTAATAAAGAGGTAGTAAAATTACTACCAGGAGAAAGAGAAACAAGCGATGCAAAGGAACGTTTATTTACACGGACAGTTAGCTAACTTTGGCAAAGAATGGAGTGTAGACGCTCCACTAATGTCTGATGTTATAAAATTAATAGACTGTCAAACACAAGGCTTTAGAAAGTTTTTAATAGAAGCCGCAGAAGCGGGCTTGGAATTATCTATGGTTGTAGATGAAGAAAGTATAGAAACACCTGAAGAACTCCTTTTAGAGAATAAAAAAGGAGATGTTCATTTAGCTCTTATGCCATCAGGCTCAAAAAGAGGTTGGGGACGAGTGATACTAGGAGCAATCATAATAGCTGTATCTCTATGGCTCGGTATGCCAGAAGGGGCAACACTTGCTGAAGTTTGGGCAGGGGAAGCTGCACTACATACAGCAGCTTTACTAGGGATGGGTATAGGTATTAACATTGCCATGGCAGGGTTAGCCGAATTAATGGCAAAAGCTCCTAGCCACGAGCAAGGCCCAGACGCAGGGCTATTCAATGGCCCTGATAGTACAGTGATTCAGGGTACACCTGTGCCTATATGCTATGGTAAGCTATTAATTGGAGGTAAGCCAATAAGTGTTAACTTTAAAGCAAGCGGAATTACAGGAACAACAGGTGGAGGCGGCTCCACTTATACAGGTATATTTGACAGTATCTATAGTGATAATAGAGATTGGCTCAATGACTTAATGGAAATTAACAAGGATCAGTATATCGTAACAGATCAAGAATAGGAGAATATAAGTGCCAGGAAAACCAAACCCATTATCAGAACATCGGAATCCTGCTACTGGAAATGTAGGAGGACAAAGAGGGGGTGATAATCAAGTAGCAGTAGTATATGATTTATTATCAGAAGGGCCTATTGAAGGACTTGCTAATGATATGTCTTCTGTGTACTTTAATGGTACACCTATAATAGACCCTAATAGTGATGCTCATAAAAGACTAAAACCAAGACGAGGAGTCTGCACAACAACAGCAGGTAGTACTACTGTAAATACAGAATCAGGACTATCTCTCAGCGAAATAGACCTATCAGATGGGGCACGATTTGTACAGATAGCAGCTGCAGGAACTAATCTTACGGGTAACGGCTCGAGTACGGGAGCTACAGCTACTGCAAGTAGCCATATAGTTACAACTTCATCAAGCTTTTTTGCTGCAGGAGATGGCTCTTCGACTACTAACGGAGTAGGTTCTGTAAATATAAGAATAGCAGGAGCAGGAGAAAATGGAAACGACTACTATGGCATGGTAAAAACTCGTGTTAGTGCTACTTCCGCAATAGTTAGCCCTCCTATCTCAACCACAGTATCTTACGCAACAATCAAAAAAGACCACACGAGTATGATCACATCTATCACAGATGATGATACCTTCGTCATGTCTTCTGCAGCAGTAACAGCAGTATCAGATCACAAATTCATACTTAGTCCTCCACAAAGAGGAACTTCAGGAGATCCTAGACTTACGGAAGATGGATTTAACTTCGAACACGTAGATGCCTTTTTTAGGACAGGTACACAAAATCAAAAAGTTCCTTCAAGTTTTGCAGGTCAGGTGGGAACTGTCTTTGCAAAAGCTTTCGGAGATGAAATTAAACAAACTACTAATAGTAATTTAAGTATTACAGGACAAGATGTTACCATAAAAACAGCTCTAACAGATATGGATATAGCGGATCCAGGTGAAATTGATTCAATTAGAATAGCTATGGAATTCCCCACCTTAATAAGAACTAGTAAAAATACAGCAAACGAGTATCCAGGAAGAGTAGAGTTTCAAATATGGTTTGAGTACTTTCAAAATGGTACTTGGAAAAATACAGAAGTGCCTATTTATGGTGTAACAGACGAAGAGATAAAAGCCAGGCAATGGTCAGGCCATGATACTTATTCTTTAGCTCAAAAAGTTAACTATGGACTTGGAGAAGCAGGAACTTTTAATTCAGGAGTAGTTAGACATCAAACAAAAACTAAATATATTTACGAATTTCCTGTTGATATTGAGCAATATAAACCTTTTTCAAACTTTAGAGTTAGAATTAAAAGGGTTACAGGAAATGAGTTATTAGAACATACAAAATATCAAGAAAATCATAGATCCATACTAAATTCAATATATGCTTATGTACACGATAGGCAGAACTACGCTCATTCTGCTTATGCTGGAGTAACTTTTAAAGCTAGTGAATTTAGCTCTGTTCCAGAAAGAGCGTATGAGATTAAAGGAATGAGAATTCAAGTTCCTACTAATTATATAACACGAGACGAGGCAACTAATGGTGTTGCTTCCTACAAAAGGAACGTATCTTCAGGAGCAGTAACTTCTAATGATGTAAATTGGGACGGTAAGTTTAGAGGAGATATTGCTGATTCTACATGGAGAAGTAATCCAGGTCATGTTAACTATAATAAAGTTTACTGTAATAACCCTGCTTGGGTGTATTATGATATAATGACAAATAACCGATATGGGTTAGGGGATTTTTTACAGTCAGAAAATATTGATAAATACCAATTATACGCAATTGCTCGGTATTGCGATGAATTAGTACCTGATGGTGAAGGGAGCGAGGAGCCAAGATTCACTTGTAATTTATACCTGTCTAGTCGAACTCAAGCATACAAAGTTTTAACAGAAATGGCAAGTATATTTAGAAGTATACTACATTGGATGGACGGTAAGGCTGTAGTAGTTCAAGATAGGCCAAAGGAGCCAATCTATACCTTCTCAAAATCCAATGTTAAAGACGGTAGTTTCGTATATCAAAGCTCTTCTTTGCGTATGAGAACTAATCAAATTAATGTAACATGGAACGATCCAAAAAGATTTTATAAACAATATGTTGAGGCTGTAGATGATATTGATAATATTATCGATTCAGGAAGAATTATATCAAAAAGTGTAACCGCTCTGGGTTGTACTTCTCAAGGACAAGCGAATAGGTTTGGAAGATGGACGCTTCTAACTGAAAAACTCGAAAATCAAATTGTAAAATTTTCGACAGGAGTTAATGCAAACTTTTTAAAACCTGGCGATTTAATATATGTACAGGACTCCGACGAGACAGGAGTTTCTGCTAGTGGTAGAGTGTCAAACTCGGGAACAAGAAATACTACTACAATTCCATTAGATAGAACAATAACATTAGAATCGGGCGATACTTATGAACTACATTTAATTTATCCAAAAGGGGGTGCTTACTTAAATGAAGACGGGCCTATATACATAAGTGATACCAGTACAACTGCTTATAACAGAGGAGATTTAATTACAACTGCAAAGGTGGCAGGAACAACAGGCTCAACAACAACTATTGATACTGAGGAAGAAGCAAATAACATTACTGAATTTAATTCTCCTTATACTGCATTAAAAACGTACTGGTCACCCTATTCTAGAATTGAAACGAGAACCGTATCAACTAGTGCGGGGAGTGTAAGTTCTTTAACAGTAAGTAGTGCTTTTACAGGAGGCACTCCCGACGCAGAGGTTATGTGGGCTCTTACTAATGTTACGGATGTTAGTAGCTCTAAAAAGGCGAAAAAATATAGAGTAGTCTCTATTGAAGAAGGAGGAGATTTAGAATTTAAGATTGCAGGGCATTTATATGATCCAGATAAGTTTAATGCTATTGATATGGGACATGAAGTTTATCAACGAGATGTTGAAAACTTACCTTTAAAAGATCATAAAGTACCTTTTGTTAGTAACTTAAATGTAAAATTTGAACAAGAAAGTTCATCTTCTACAGGTACAGAAGAATCTAGTAACAGGTATAATGCAGTTGTTACTTGGGATGCTCCGCTCAATGTTGATGATAATAGTTCTTATGATTTTTTACAAGGTTTTGACTTTAAACATAATGTAGAAGGTAAACCTAGTCCTTTTATTTCTTTAGATGCGAATTCAACTTCGTATACAGTATCTGGTGTACCTGGAAGTGGTGAGTACAAGTTTGCTATTAGAGTAGTTTCAACACTAGATCAAGTAGGAAAATGGGTAGAAATTTCAAGCTTTTTTGTAGATGCAGAAAGAGTT